TGGTTAAAGGCATCGTTTACTAAAGTATCTGAATCAACCATTCATGACCTCTTAAATCTACAACGTCTTCACGACGCCGAACTAGTCAAATATGATAATACTATTATCAAGAACCAGATGCTACACGCCGAAGGTGTACTCAACTCTATAGAAGAACACATCCTGGCCTGTGGCCACCAAGACAAATATACGGCCAGGCTAGCCAAAGATACAGCTCACATGTACCTCAAGACCTGCTTCCTGACCAACGGCTTCAGCCATTTAACACAGGAGGACATGCTAGCCTATGTCCAGAACAAGACTGACGCTTTAAGGCAAATATTCAGAACCAATCTATACACTCCAAACGAGTTTATAGAATCAGCAGAGTTCTCAGACAAGATTAGTGATATATTCTCACATGGCATCTCTTGCTTTAACCACTGGATGTACAACAAAGAGCTATCTACAACTCGCTACAACTCTGAGTATAATCAACTACTTAAGAAGGTTTTATATGGCAGGAAAGCGTAAACTAACCAATCTGGAAGAAGTCAAGAGTATAGTTAAGGAGTATAAAAACAATCCTAAGCCTACCTTAGTTGAGTTATGCCAAGCACTTAAGATTGTTCCTCTCACTCTTTATAGTTACATGGACAGAGATGACGAGATGGCTGAGGTTTTAATAGACGGGTGGCAATACCTTATAGGATGTCACGAGAAAGCCCTATGGGAAAAGAATCCTGTTTCTCATATGTTCTATTTGAAGACTATTAAACGCTTTGGTTACAGGTTTAATGACCAGGAAAGCGTAGACCTGTCGCCGCCAACCAAAGTGACCATAGAGGTCATAGATAAAAAGTAAACAAATGATTAGCCTTAGCAGAGCTCAATATAACTTCATAAACTCCACTACAAAGGGTACGATGTTCTTATCCTGCATAGCGGGGGGTAAGAGTTATGCCCTTGTCTTCAAGTCTATAATTGATGCCTTAGGCGGTAAGAGAGTCCTGGTCCTTAGCTATAGCCTTAATAACCTGAGAGATAACTTAGTGCCACTATACAGACAAGTCCTTGATCTGATGGGCTACACTGAAGGAGCGCACTATTACATAACCAAGTCCCCCAGTATAAACGTAGTAATCAACAGGATTGATATAATGCTTAGAACCGCTTCCAATCCAGACAGCCTCAGAGGCCCATCTGTGGCAGCCTTATACTTTGATGAAGCGAGAGAGCTTACAAGGGAAGCATTTGACATAGGCCTTGGCAGACTAAGGGCAGGCTCTGACCTTCAATGGTTCATAGCTACAACTGTAAGAGGTAAAGACTGGGTATATGACATAATCAAGGAAGAGGGGCTGACGGATATATTCAGTACCAATATGTTAGCTAATAACTATCTGACTCTTATCAGGACAACTATAGACGAGGTACCCCATATATCTGAAGATTATGTAAACGATCTCAAACGTCAGTATACCTCAAGCTTTGCTCAACAGGAATTATACTGTGCCATAGTAGATGGAGCAGCAGAGATAATCAACCCTGACTGGCTAATCCTTAAAGACCTTGCCAGTCCCAAGACAGGCATACGCTTCTGGGATCTTGCAGTCAGTACCAAGACCTCAGCTGACTATAGTGCAGGTTGCCTGATGACCAAACTAGACAAGTATTATATACACGATATCAAGAGAGTAAAGCTGGCATACCCTGATCTCAAGAAACTTATTATACAGACAGCCATACAAGATGGCCCAGACGTTCATATAGGCCTTGAGGATGCAGGACAACAGTTAGCCATCATTCAGGACCTTAGACGGGTCCCAGAGCTTTCCAACCATGTCCTACGCAGGTACAGACCAACCAAGGACAAGATTACCAGAGCTCTACCTTTCGCGTCACAATGTGAACTAAGTAATGTCATAATCAACAATATGCCCTTTGTACGGTTCTTTAAAGATGAGTGCCTTAACTTCAACTCCAAGGATATTAACAAAGGGCACAATGATATGATAGATGCTACAACTGGAGCGTATAATCTATTATGCACTGGCATAGCTACAACCAACCAGTTAGGATAAAATAATGAAAGAACTTACTTTTGAATCAGATAGAACGACTAATCCATCATACTCTCAAGCTGATGGCTATTTAGACCCGTTATATGTTAATGACTATCTGTTCTGTACTCATCTATACGATGGATCAGGCGGTATTAAAGACGGTACTTATCTAGTCCCCTTTGAAAGGGAATTATATTATACCAAGCGTAAGAGCCTCGCTAGTTATAGAAACTTCCTGAAGCCCATTATAAACGCATTGGTTGAGCCAGTGTTTAGTAATCCTATTACACGAACTACTACCAATCCACTATATCTAGGCTTCATAGACGACTGTGACAATAGGGAAACATCTTTATCTAATATAATGGCTAAAGCGGCCACTCTAATGAAACTACACGGTGTAACCTTTGTAGTAATGGATAACTTCAACGACCCCCCAAGTTCGCAAGCAACCGTCTTAGCAGATAGAAAATATCCATATATCTATATCCAGCCAGCATATACTGTTGACTCTTATGAGGTAGACAAGTTCAACAAACTGATATCTATTACGTTCAAGGGAGAAGATGAAGTAATAGACGGCAAGAAGTATAAAATCCTATGGAGGTATGACTCAGTAGCTATAACCAAACAGTATCATACTGGATCAGGTAAAGACTCCAAACTTATCAGGGAAGAGCCAGTAGAGCACGGCCTTAATGTAATGCCAGTAATACCTGTGTATGATAATGGCCTTACCGATCAGGTCCTTCCTCCTCCAACATTCTATGACATAGCCAAGCTTAACTGGTCTCTCTTTAATAAAGACAGTGAACTACGAGACCTTGAACGAGCCCAGTCCTTTAGCGTGTTCTATGCCCAATTAGGGGGATCTAATAATAACATAACCATTGGACCACACGCTATGATGAACCTCCCTGCAGACCCTTCTATAACTATTCCACCTGGCTATGCAAGTCCTGATCCTGGCATCAGCGACCAGCTTGTAAAGTCATGTAATGAGTTCGTAGAGAGTATCTACAAGGCAGCATCACAACAAGGAATAGTAGGCATCAAGCAGACATCAGGCATAGCTGAAGCATACAAGTTCCAGTCCGCCAACACCCAACTAAAGCAAACTGCTAATATTATGCAGAACCTGGAAACTAAACTGGTAGCTATGTTTGGCCGCTACACAAAGCAAACAATAGACTGTAGCATATCATATACTAAACAGTACGATACTTACTATTCAAATATAAACGTAGATGAGATAGCTAAGCTCTTACAGTTAGATATCAGTGATGAGATCAAGAAAGAGATCAAGAAGACAGTTATAACTCGTTTCTTAAATCACCTTGATGATGATACAATGCGTAAATTGCAAGACATTGTATAATTTTACACAAACATTACAGTAAAAGGCTTTGAAGCCTAAATTTAACACCCATGGAGGTATGTATGACGTTAGAAGAGATCAAAGCTGCACTTGAAGCAGCGGGCAAACAAGATGTCTATGAAGACGTAGTTGGCCTTGTAAACAGCGAGAGAGAAAAAGGTATAGCTGAATCAAGAAAGAGAAACAACGAGAATGCCAGACTTAGAAAGTTCAAACAGGCATTTGAAACTCTAGGCTATACAGATGATACTGATCTTGAAGACTTTGTAGCTAGTGTTGGAAGCTCTAAGGGGCCTACCAATAACCTGACACTTAAACTACTTAATGATAAGATCAAGAGTATGGAGTCAGAGCTACAAGGTGAAAGACGCAAGTCTAAGACTTCAAAGATAGTATCAGAACTTACCAAGGCCCTCAATGATAAAGTATATGGTGCCCAGTTTCTCATTAGATCATTGCTGGCTGATGATAAGGTTGATCTCGCTGATGATCAGGTAGTATTCAAAGATGGAGACACTGTACTGGATTTTAACACAGGAATTAACAAGATTCTTGAGACAAACAAGGAAATAGTCAAAGCCAATCAGAATCCAGGAACAGGAACTAAAGTAGTAACTAAAGCTACAACAAACAATGTACAGGCTATCTTAGCCACTAAAGATCCAGCACATATAGCTTCTCACGCAAAGGAGATAGCTGACGCGCTGGGCTTAAAGATGTAAATCAAAGGATAAAACACAATGAGTATGTCGGCATTTATACCGTCGGAAATCGTCCCAAGCGTGATGCTTTCCAGGATTCAGAAGCAGCTGGTAGCTGCAGACGTTATCAATCATTCCTATGAGGGGATGCTAAAGAAAGCTGGAGACAGCTTCAAGATTCCATCTCTTTCAGGTATCGCTGTTGGCGATTACACAAGAAACCAGACCCTGACATGGTCAGCAGTAGGTGGCTCAAGCCAAGTTCTGACTATTAACCAGGAAAAGTATATTACATTGCACCTTGATGCAATTGATAATGAACAATCAGCCATAGCAGTGTCTAATGACGTGTTTGGCCAGATGTCATACGAGGTCGCCAACGACGCAGATAGCTATCTGCTTTCTGGTTATTACCCAAGCGTTGATGGAACTAACAGTGGTGGATCAGGAGCAAGGGCTCTAGGTACATCTGGTACAGCAATCTCTGTATATAACATTGAAACAGAAACGACTGGTAGTGGCGCTCTAGCATACCTTGGTCGTATGGCTCAGATTCTTGATGAAGAGAACTGTCCTCAAGCTGACCGTTTCGCCATTGTACCACCGTGGTTCAGCTCTTATCTTGTACAAGAAAAGTGCCTGACTGCTCCATCTGTTGAAGGCGAAGCAGCCTATCAGAATGGAAGAGTTGGAAGAGCAATGGGCTTTGACATTAGAACGTCAACAAACCTAATCAACTATAACACTACTGCTTCTCACATCTATGCTGGTCACAAGTCAGCAGTTGAGTACGCTGGTAGCATGGTTGAAGCAAGCATCTTCCCGATGAGAGAAGTTAAGTTTGGTGAAGGATTTGCTATCCTGTATGTTTACGGAGCGCTTGTCGTTCGCCCAACTTTCTTGTGCAAGGGCTTTGTAACCCAAGCGTAATTACTTGAATAAGGGGGGGTAGCAATAAACTACCCCCTTAACTAGTAAAGGAAATTTAAATCTAATAATGGCTGAATATATCACAACATCTGACCTCACAGCTACAGTGGCTCAAGGTCTGGCTAATATAAGCGGGTATGTAGAGCAGGCAAATAGTCATATAGACTATATAGCTACAAGCTTTGGCTTGACTGCTTCAGGCATATCCACTCCAATACACTTCTTGATAAAAGAGTATGCTATTAGCTATGCTTACAGGTCAATGTACAGAGATAAGACGGGGGCAAACAATCTTGAGGCTACAGAAGACAAGTACTTTGCCCTTTACCAGATGCACGATAAAGAAGTAGAACGCTTAAGACCTTTTCTTACCAGAGAATTGTTTGATGGGACAGCATCAAGTGGTAATGAAGTAAGTAGAACAACCGTATTATACAGGTGCTAACATGTATAGCCAGCTAGATGTAATTGAATCGGGAATACTCACCTGCCTATCAGAGATGACAATCTCTGGAGGTTATAACTACGACACAGGAACCACTAATCAGTTAGACTTTAATAAAGCCTCTTTCCCGCTATACAATCTATTCCTGTATCCAGAAGAAAGAAGCCTTGATGCTGCCTCCCATCCTAACATGAACTCGTTCAGGAATGAGGCATCCTTTGAGATCTACTGCTATAACAAGGTATCAGAAGAGAACTATAATAACCAATTTGAGATTGACCATATCCTAAATGGACTATTACACGACGTTAAGAAGATGATAGGTCATAACCCGACAATAAAAGGTACGTGTGAGTATTTTGGATATGAACGATCAAGAAGGGAAAACAGCGGTGCAGGGGATGACTTGCTCATTCCTAAAGTTCTTGTAGTAACCTGTAATATTTACTACAGTGAAGACCACATGAACCCTAAAGACCCAGCATACTGCTAAGGTATGCGTACGTAACTAAGGAGATATACAATGTTTTTAACGAAACTAAGAACTATAGGCACTGCAGCTGAGACAACTCCTGGCACACCTATAGCCGTATCAGGTCTACTAAACAATGTAAGAGCATGGGACCTGGCAATTGGCAGCATAACAGTAGAACCTGATGCCAATCCATCCAAGTATGCAACTGGTGACTTTGGCCTTGGAGAATCCATTCCAGGCAACCAGTCTGCGTCAATCAGCTTTAACACTAAGTTCTGGTCAGAGGCATCTGGTGTAGAACCAGCATGGACCAAGTTTGCTAAGGCTGCTGGCTGTGCTGTAACAGAGGTTGATGGCGACTTTGACGTGTACCCCTCAAAGGATACTGTTGAGGATGCTATCACTATTGGTATCTTTGACATAGCTGGTCAGAACGCAGCATCAGGCTTGCACTATGAATTCACTGGAGCAATAGGTAACTGTACCGTCTCAACTGAAGGCACAGGAAAGCCTTATACAATGGGATGGGAATTTACAGGTGCCCTTAACGACATCAAAGACATTGATGTTACTGAAGTTCCAGTATATTCTGGTTCAGTATTAATTCCTGACAGATTCTTAGCTGGTAGTGGAGTCATAGGTACACACACTGTATGTATTTCCACCATGAGCTTTGGATTTGGTAACGCTGTTACACCTGTTCAGTGTCAGAACTCTGACTCAGGGTATAAGCAGTTTGTTATTACCAATATGGAACCAACGCTTACTATCAATCCTCTTCTAGAGTCTAATGCAGATTATGACTTCTGGAGCAAGTGGACAGAGGGAACTATTGAAGCTGTAACTATTGAAACAGAACAGTTCAAGTTCTACGCACCAAGATGTCAGATTACAACTGCTAACGTAGAAGACTCAGACGGTGTTCTAAGAACGACTCTAGAACTAAGACCTCTGAGACCGTCTACAGCAGGGGATTATAGCTATGCGCCTTGGGTAATGACAATCAAGAGCAGAGAATAAGTAAACATAGAACCGAGATGCTGGTCTCAGTTCTTATTATTCAACAAGCTAGCACTAGCTAAAGGGCCTGATGGGAAGCCAGCACTTCCTGTCAGGCTTTTATTTTAAGGAGTTTTACAATGGGTAACAAGAGATTTAGATTAGATGAAGAGACTAAGAAGAAGATGATGGGATTGGTTCCCATCACAAGTGACTTTACAGTAGACTTTACACCAGAAGTATTTAAAGACTTCCCTGTAGAAATACAGCCAGTATTTACTCTTAAGCCTTGGAATAACAAGGAGATAAAAGAGGTTGCCAAGGTAGGAGAAGATGATACCAAGGCTATGCTGGCTATAGCCAAGCAGATAGTAGGCTGGAAGAATGTAATAGTTCTACCTACTGAAGACGAGCTAGTCTATGAACCTGATCCTAAAGGTGGAGTAAAGGTTGAACTACTGGAACGGATCCCAACCAAGGTATCTGTAGCGATTCTTACTGAACTTGGAAGAATCTCTGGAGCCAACTAATGACAAGAGGGGCTGTACAGACAGCCCTTTTTCATTAAATTGGAGACACAAACTCTATGGATGACACGTATAGAGCGGGTATCTTTGTCCTAGCCTTAATACACGCTAAGAAGATACATATTACTTGTACTGACTGTAATGACAGGCAGAAAGAGTTCTTTAAATGTAAGGGCCCCAGCGAAGAGCCAGTATTCAGTGAAGATGACTATGAATTTTATAACTGTCCTCTAAACTGGCTAATACCTGAGATATATGACTGGTGGGATGAGGTACAGTATTATGAATCATTCCCAGGTAGTGCTCCAAAGTATGGCGACCATTCACCTAGATTCTGGGAAGCATACAAGTTTTATAAGAGTGTGTATAACAAATACGCATACGAGTCA